TACGCTAGTAATACTCAACAACATCATCAGATGTTAGAACAAATATTAGTATTATTTGATCCAAATTTACAAATTCAAACCTCAGATGAAGTATTTGACTGGACAAAAATTACTACAATTGAATTAAAAAGTGTTAACATGGATGAAAATTATCCTGTTAATGGTGATCGTAGAATTATTCAAAGTACTTTAAATTTTGAAATTCCAATTCAATTAAGTGTACCTGCAAATATCAGAGCTGATTATGTTGCAAAAGTTAGTATACGTTTAGGAGAATTGTCCAACCCTATTGGAACTATTGATATAAATGGAGATACCTTAAGTATTTCTGAAGACTTAGATGATCAAGGTATACCATATGATGTTCTATTTGATTTAAATGATATAACAGGTATTAGTTAAAATTAAATTTCACAGTAGCATAGGGCTGCTCATATAAATATGTATATCATTAATTTAATATACTATTTTATGTAGGAGAACAATATGGCTATTTTAGTATCACCAGGTGTATCTGTAACAGTAACGGATGAATCATATTTCATTCCAGCTACAGCACCAACAGTACCATTGATCTTTATTGCTACTGCCGATGAAAAGAAACAACCTAACGGTATCGATGATGCTTTAGGAACATTCGAATACGGTGTAGTAAGATCAGTATCATCATTAAAACAAAGTGTTGAACTTTATGGTTCACCACGTTATGTTTATAGTAACGCTGCAGTTAAACCAGCTCCAAACACATGGGCTCCAAACCCTTGGCCTCCTGCTGATATCGGAAGTTCAGGTACGGTTGAGCCAATCTTCTCTTCTACTGGTAATCCACATCATGGTGATGCTCGTAACGAGTATGGTTTGACAGCATTGAACATGTTCCTAGGTGTAGGTAATTTGGCTTATGTTGTACGTGGTAATGTTAACTTGAACGATGAAATCGACAGTTTACGTGCATTATGGGATCGTAAGATTGCTTCTGCAAGAAGTTTAGTTGAAAACTTAATCAACCGTTACATTAACAACTACAACTTATCAAATGGTTATACTCCAGCTAACGTTGGCCAGTACATTTACTCAGTTGACACATCTGTATTAAACTCACAGTTAAATGCTGCATTAGCTGATGTATTCTCAATGTTCTCATTCAGTCATACATCTTTCCATGATGCGTTCTGGAACAATCATACAGCATTACCATTAGATGTATATGGCAATGGTTTTGATCAACCACCAACTACAACATACAATGGTGTATTAGGTGATGAACCTTTATTCATTGGTACATATGGTGCAGGTCAATGGACATCTGCTGAAGCTGGTATTTTCTTAGTAGATGAAGCTGACACATACAAATATACTCAAGAGTTTATGACAATTGCGCAAAGTATGTTAGGTCCTAACGATGCTTCTCGTAGAACAGCTATTGCAACTGCATTAAGCTCAGTTATACAAAATACTGATCATATCAGAGCAGAAGGTATCGAATACAACTTAATCTTAGCTCCAGGTTTCCATGAAGTTGTTGATGAAATGTTATCATTAAGCCAAGAGTTAAATGATTATGAAGCATTAGTTATCGGTGAAACTCCAATGAACTTAACTTCACAAGAATTCTCTGGTGCAGGTGGTTGGTCACAATCTGTTGCAAGACAAACATCACCACACGTTGCGTACTACTATCCACATCCATTAATGTCTAACTTAGACGGTCGTGAAATATTAGGACCTGCTTCAGCTATTGCATTACGTACTATGGCTTACAGTGACAACGTTTCATTCCCATGGATCGCTCCTGCTGGTATTCGTCGTGGTCCTATCGTTGGTATTACTAACTTAGGTTATGCCTCTGGTGACATGGGTTACCCTACAAGTTTCGTTGAATTACACTTAAGTAATGGTCAACGTGATGAAATGTATGGATATACTTCACAAGGTGGTATTAATCCATTGGTATTCTTAACTGGTCGTGGATTCTTAGTATGGGGTCAAAAAACTTCAACACGTGAGACTGCAAGTGCTATGGACAGAATTAACGTATCAAGATTGTTAAAGTACATTAAACGTGGTTTACGTAAAGGTGCTATGCCATTCGTATTCGAACCAAATGATCAAATAACTCGTAACAGTTTAAAATCAATGGTTGACGGCTTCTTAGGCGACTTAGTAGTTAAACGTGGTTTATATGACTTCGCTACACAATGTGATGAAAACAATAACACTCCTGACAGAATCGATCGTAACGAATTGTATATTGATGTTGCGTTGAAACCTGTTAAGGCAGCTGAGTTTATTTACATCCCAATCCGTGTAGTTTCAACTGGTGCAAATATTAAGTAATCTTAATAACTAAAACAAAATCCTGTATTGTATTCAATATGGTACAGGATTTTTTGTTTGTATATCTTAATAAAAAATAATGATTTTTCATTAACTATTATAAATATATAAACAAGATACAAATTCAGGAGTATTAAAATATGTCAACATTAGCAGACACTGGTATCCCAGGAGTAGGAAGTGGTATATTACAACCAAAGCTAAAGAACAGATGGCGTGTAACGTTTGCCAACTTTGGTGGTGGTGTTAATTCCCAACCTATTTCTATGCAAGCAACAACAGTAAGTCGCCCAAAATTAACTTTTGCGGAAGTTGAATTGCACAGATACAATTCAAAAGCTTGGGTTGGTGGAAAGCATGATTGGGAAGCATGTAACTTAACTGTAGAAGATGATATTGCTTCAACTGCTTCAACTGTTATTCAAGAACAATTACAAAAGCAACAATGGTTAATTGGTGCTGAAGGTCAATGGTTGGCTGCAGCTAGTGAAGGAACATTATACAAGTTTACAACATACATTGATATGTTAGACGGTGGTGATCAAGTTGTTGAAAAGTGGATTTTAGAAGGTTGCTGGTTATCAAGTGTTGACTGGTCCGACTTAGATTATTCTTCATCTGATCAAATCACTATACCATTAACTATCCGTTTTGACCATGCTCGTCAAAATCTTGACAACAAATATAGTAAGGGCCCTGGTATTGCTACCGGCGGTAAAATGCTATAACGAATATGGAAGTGTAGGGAATTTTTCCACGGATGGTTACAAGGATGTTGAAGGGGCTCTCGAGCCCCTTCTTTTTGTCTTAAAGTTCAATTTAGACTTACCACCACCTACGTTAACTGCAAATAGAACCAACTCTGTATATGGTACACCATCTTTTACTTCTTTAATCCAACCTGGTTTAGTATTTTGATTTAACATACTTAAAGATCGTTGTATACATTTAATAGTTCTTCGACAGCTTGTCCACTATCAACACAAACTAGGTATCCTTTATCAGTGCTTGAAGCAACCCAAACTGAATATTGATTTAACCAGGGATTAAACGTGAATTGTTTACGCTTTCCATCAACTGTATCATCTGCACCAATCATAATTTCTTTATTAAGTACTTCAGCACAATGACCAAAATTTAACACAATTTTTTTATCTTTCATTTTAATACCTTAAATTTCGTTGTAATCATCAAGAACGTCAGATAAACATCCACTACCTTTACGTTCACCACCTACCAGTATAACATATTCATGAGCACTGACACTGTATACTAATTGCTTCAATACACCTTTAGAAACATATCGTTTAACTTCAATCCACATGTTTAATGCTTCATGGCAATCATCAATGGTACAAACTGGTCCGAATACGCTCATGTGTATATCCAAATCTTTTCACAGATCTGCTCAACAATAACACCAGCATTATCTTGTGGTAATGTTAACGGGTAATATTCAGGATGAGTCTTGCTATTCGCCAGATACATCTTTTCATATTCATCGATCGCTTTACGAGCATCTGCAATTATATCAACTACTGCTACCTTTGCCATAATTTGTTACCTGTTATTTAAAATATATACATATTATAACTGCTTAATGTTAAACTTTCAACTACTATTTTATATAAGTTTAACTTAATATAAATATAGTATAAACATTAAAAGGATAAATGTAGATGGATCCACGTTATTATACAAACCCACCATTACCATTCAAAGTTAAGTCTTGTGGTATATCACAACAATCAAATCTTAATCAAGCTATTGATCGTAGAAATTCATTAGCAGGTCAGTTAGGTAAGATTGGTGATTTAGAAGTCTGGAATGAATTAGGTACTGGAGGTGGTTCTGTTGGTCAAGGCTTACGAACATTAGCCAAGATTTCAAACTCAGTACGTACTGGAGATGGTGCTATACCTTCACAGCTAGGTAATGGTGTTAATTGGGTATTAGATACATTAGGTCTTAACTCAGCTGCTATTAATGTTGCAAAAGATTTAAATCCTACTGTTGCTAATAATGCATTAGGACAAGCTAAAGTATTATATGAAAAGATCTCACAAGGAAAGTTACACCTAACTGATATTCCTACTATCTTCCAAGATATGCAGGAAATGGAAAGACTCTTAGGTGGTATCATTACTCCAAGTGGAAGTCCAGCTAATGCAACTGGCGTTTATCAACAATGTGGTGCATCTCCATACGCAATGGACTTATTTAACTATGCACCCAAGTATAAATTCCTTTTTGTTGTTCAGATAGAGTATACAGAAGGTTATCAAGGACTAAGAGATAATAACATAGCATTCGTAGTAAAAACATCATCACGTCCAGAAGTTGAATATGAGATGGAAGATTTAAACATGTATAACTTCCATACAAAGGTTACTAAGCGTACCAACTATGGTAATATGGATATGACATTTTACGATGATGATCGCAACCAAGCCATGTTGTTTTATACTGCTTATATGAAAGCAATGAGTCCTGTTGCTAATATGCACTTCGATCAAAAGATTAGTGATACTGATGTTTATGGTAATAGTGGTATGGATTTTGGTGGAATGGGTCAAGGTAAAATATATCCAGGTCCTACACCTACAAATGCATATTCAGCCTCAGTTGGTAGCTTAAATGGTCCAAATACTAAAACTATTATCAAGCAAATCACATTATACCATCTATACCGTCAAGGTAGGTTAATGAACATATACAAGTTCTATAATCCTAGAATAACACAACTGCAGTTAGACGAG